TCACCGACGCGGAATCGACGATCATGTCGGTGCCGCTGGTGCCCGCCGTGCCCTGTATGCCGCACACTGTTCCACCGCTGTCATATACGCGGAAATGACCGAACGTCCCTGATGCGTCCGCGCTGGCGTCCTGCCATGTGCCGGACTTTCCCTTCACTCCGGCGGCGGCCGCCGCCATCCAGTCCGATGGAAGCGTCAGCTCGGCCAACACCGTGCCGCTATCGGCCGTCGCGCAGTTAGCCGGTGGCGCGCCCGTGCGCAAACGCAGTATCGCCGATACGCCGATAGCCGTTTCCACCGCGTCCAGCTTGGCGTTGCGGACGGCCACGCTATATTGCAGCGCCATCAGTCACCCTCGCCCATGTCGATCCGCATGCCGATCGCCTCCCCCTTGGGGCCGCGCAACACTTTCTTGGGCGCGGTCAGCGCGCGCAGCAGCGTCTTGTTCTGGTCGGCCATCATCGACAGCACCGGGGTCAGATCGGGAGCGGACGGCGCTGGGGCGCTTTCACGAGGCTCGGCTGAACGCTCATTGCTCGCCGCCGCGGTTTCCCGGTTGCGCTGGTGCTGCCGTTCCTCCTGGTCCATGGCGCGGCGCTCATGCGTATCCTGGTGCTTGATCGCCTCACTCTGCTGCTTCAGCCCGAACTCGCGCTCACGCATGCCACGCTCATAATCGCGGTCCTCGGCGGCCTCATGGCGCTGGCGCTCGCGGTCGTCGCGGTCCATCGCTGCCTGCTCGGCGGCAAGCGTGCGGCTCATTTCCGCGTCCTGCGCCTTTAGAACAAGCTCCTGCTCCTTGATCTGCAATTCCTGCGCCTTGAATTCAAGCTCTTGTTGCTTGGCCAGCAATTCGGCCTGCATCTGGCGCTGCTTGAGTTCAAATTCGCGCTGCTTGAAGACCATTTCCTGCTGGCGCTCTTGAGCCTTGGCCGCCGCTTCCTGCTGCCTGGCCTGTGCTTCCCCCTGCTTGGCCTGCGCCTCCATGGCGAATTTCTTGTCATCGCGCTCGGCCTCGGCCTTCAGCTTTTCCGCTTCCGGATTGGGCTGGGGCGGCATGTTCTGGATCTGGTCGAACGCATCGCCGAGCTGCTCTTCGAACTGGCGTCCCGGCTTGAACGCCCCGGAGCCGAATATGGCCAGCTCCTTGGCGAATGGCGCCAAGCTCGGATTGCCCTGGATCGCGGGGATCCAGAGCTGCATCATCTCCGTCATGGCGCGGATATATTCGATGCGGCTTTGCTTTTCGACCTCGGCGTCCTCGAACGCCGTCGCATCCGTCTCGACATCGACGGTGTAATTGCGCCGGTCATCGGAATGCAGGACGCCGGAGATTTCCTCCCATGAGCAGGCCTCGGCGATAAGCTTATCTTCCTCGAGCTGTTCGGGAGACGGCATTTGCGGCTGCGGGACCGGGGCGGAGGAGGCATAGGGCATGGGGGTCATTGCAGCACTCGCGCTCTGACGCAACCGTCCACACGATGCAAACTCTCGACCGGGAAGGAATGATAGACGATTTTCCCATCGTCATCGGTCAGCTCGCAAAGCCTGTCATCGTCGTTGATTTCAAGCACTGTCATGGCGTGACGCTCTCCCCGATTGATAACGCGCGTTCCGGGGGGGAACACAACGTTGGCGTGGAATGGCTCGCCCGTCTCCTCACGGACGCCGCGATAGCCGCGCTCATGGCTTCGGCCTGTCACGCCACCATCTCCTGTCCCTGATCCATCGGCGACCCGCCATTATGCCCCATGGGCGCGGTGGGCGGGGGCATCGGCATCGGGGGCATGCCTGGCTGCATTCCCGGTCCGCCGGGTGGCATATTGGCGGGCGGCCCCGGCTGCTGTGCCTGCATCTGCTGCATCTGCTTCATCTTCTCCGTCATCGCCAGCCTCTGCTGCGCCTGGGCGCGCTCGGCCTCGGAGGGGAGCAAAATCCCTGTCATCTGCTGCAACTGCTCGCGGGAAAAATGCTCGGCGATGATCTCGGCTTTCATCTTGTAGAGATCGCGGACGAAGGTCTGCACTTCCTTCTGGCGCTTCTGCATGCGCTGGCTGCCGAAGCGGGCTTTCAGCTGCTGAGCGCCAAGGGTTTCGTTCGGGTCGGTCGCGCCGCGGATCACATCCGATATGCCGGTGATCTCGTAGATGGACTGAATCAGGCTGATGGCGCGCTGGGCGAGCTGCTGGATGGCGGCGGCGATCGGTGCGAGGTCGCGGACCTGGAAGGCGGCGGCTAACCCACCGCCCTGGCTGAGCGCGGCGAAGTTCTTGTATGGCAGGAACTGGCCATCGCTGAGCCGGCCGAGACCGCTGAGCGTGTCTTCCTCCGCGGACCCGTCATAGACGCCGCAATATTTTAGGTCCTCCACCAGCACGTAAATCCGCTGGTTGATCCGGTCCAGCTCGGCGGCCTGGTCCTGATACTGGCAGTATTCCGGCTGCGGGATGAGCCGATCGGGCGTCTTCACCCCGTAAAGCGGCTTGGGACAAGGGAAGAAGCCTTCGAGGCGATACGGGTCCTCGATGCGCTCGATTTCCCAGTCGTAGCCATCGGCGACATAGATGCGGGTGCGCGAGACCTTGTCCCAGATTTCCCACAGCTTGGCCCGCTTGAAGTCGCCCGCGCCGTCCTCATCGGTGCGCTTCTCGCCCTCCTTCAAGGTGAAGTTGAACGGCACCTTCTGGCGGTCGAGGTCAATCTCGGGGAACTGCGCCTTGAAGTCGTCGCGGGTGAACAGGTGCATCCGGGCAACCCAGGGCACCTGTTGCCATTTCTTGCCCGGCCCGTGCGTCCAGTCATCCCAGGGGACATGGCAAATTTTGACTTCCTGGTAACCGACGGATTGCTGCCCGTCCTGTTCGATGATCTCGGCGTCATATTCGATCCAGCCCTGGCCACGCCCGGCGAGCAGGTAATCGGTGACGCTGTCTTCGACCTCGCCGGCCACATCATAGCGATTGGCGCAGGCAACGAGCGCGCGCTCCAGGACGAGGGCCGAGGTGCGGGCGATCTTGTTGAGCTTGCCCGGCTGCGGGAAGGTCCGGCGAACATCGGGGCTGCCCAGTTCATCGAACAGGACGGATTTCAGCACCTCGGTGTTGGACCACAAGATGTTGATCCGGCGCTCGACATCGCCCTCATCGCGCTCGCGCTCGTCCATGTAGCGGCAGACGACCGCATCGGCGCGCTTGCGCCATTTGTCCTCGCGCTTGAGAGAGGCGTCAATCTGGTTGTGCCAGTAGCGCGCGGATTTTGGCGGCTCGCCCTGGGCTTTGGCCTCGCTCTCGGTGAGTTCCTGGGTCACGCGAGAGACTTTATGATTGCGGTCTCGCGCAGCGGCGCAGACATCGCATTCCAGAATTCCGCGCAATGCTTCCGACAGCCAACGAACTCAACGCGAACCGTCGTATCCGGGCGCAGGTACGAAATCATCGCGGAGACGGGATCGCAGCCGCACGAATGCTTTTCCGGCTCTGTGGGCACGGCATCCCGCTCTTGGCTGATTTCCTGGGTCACGCGGGGGTCACTATTTTGCCGTGGAATAGCAGGTTCGGAATGTTAAGGGTCGGGTCGCCGCAAGTCACGATGCGTCCGCTGTTCTCAATTTCGCGCCAGACCCGCGTGAAAAGTTCGTCCGGCACGGCCAACGGCTGGTTGCCTAGCCACCATTCTTTCGGCTTCGCCGACATAATGTCGTACAGTTCCTCGATGGCGCTCATATCCTGTTCGCTCGCGCTCTCGATTGCTTATGCCGCGCCGCCAGCGCGCCCAGCGTTGGCGGCTTGGTCGGGTCGGGCTTGGGTTTCTCCACCGGGGCCTTGATCTCACGGTAGGCGATAGCGAGGTAGCGCATCGCGTCGGCGCTATGCGAGGCCCAGTCGTGCCGTGGCGTATCCTTGAAATCCCGCATTTTCTCGTCGTAATCTTTTTGGTACTGCCGCAGCGCTTCCAGGCCATCGGCGCATTTGAACTTGTCGAACCACATCAACGGCAGAGCGAGCCGCACCGCGTTGATGCCATCCATGATTTTGGCATCAGGGACGATGCGCGGCTTGATGTTCAGCGCCATCAGCGTTTCCACGCGCGTGCGTCCCGTGCCGAGTTCCTTGACCTTGGCGTCATGAGGCAGCCAGTGATCGCCATAGCGATATCCGCGCGCCGCCAGAACGCTGGCGTAATGCGATAGGGGCTGCCCATGGTTCTCGTAGTGGTCGATGATCCGGACTTCATTGCCCACCACCTGAAAGAACCAGATGGCTGTGCTGTCGCCAATCCCAAGGTCCCATGCCGTATGCGTTGGCAACAAGGGGTCGTGCGGGACATCGCCTATCCGGCCCTCACGGTCGGCCGCCGCCAGTTCCTTGCCCCAGTAAGCACCGAGGATGGCCGCCTCGAATGAGCATTCAAGCTCCTGCTCGAACTGCTCCGGCGTCAGCTCCTTGCGGGCGTCCTCGATCTCGTCAGCCGAGATAAACCCGCTTTCCGAGGCGCGCAGCAGCAGCATGAACCATTCCGGATCATGCTTGGCGCGCTCGCAGATGCGGAAGAACTCGTTGCGGCCCTTCGGCGTGCCAATGAACGCGGCCCAGCCCTTGCGATCCATGAGCATGGGCCGGATAACCTCACCCCAGACGCTTGGCCGCATGTCGGCATATTCGTCCAGCACGACGCCATCGAAATAGCCGCCACGGAGCCGGTCGGGATTATCCGCGCCGTAAATGCGAACGCGCGAACCGCTGGGAAAATCCGCCCTCAGCTCGCTTTCATTCAGGGTGACGCCGGGAATGTCCGATGTCAGGCGCTTCACATAAGGCCAGGCGATGTCCTTGGCCTGGTTGAACAGTGGCGCGACATAGCCATAGCGGGCATCTTGCAGCTTGGTGTATTTGGCCTCCAGCACGAGATCGGCAACGCAGCCCACCGTCTTGCCCGCCCGCCTGTGGCAGGCCATCGCCGCCCAGCGCTGCGTCCTGACGTGGAATTTGCGAAACGGCTCCCGTGGCCAATATTGGCCTATGCCCAGCCACGCGCCTTCGCCTGCTCCTTTGTCATCCATCCGACGCCAACCTGAAGCTGAATGGGGTTGTCTTGGTCGCCAGAGACCTGGACGGTGGCAAGCCTGGGATGAACATAGGGCGCGGCCGCCTTAGCAGCCTCGAAGCGCATGTCTGGCGATTGCTGTTCATCGCGCAGCAGTGACAGCATATAACCCAGCGGCGTAAGTCCTGATTCCGTGAGTTCTTGCCGCCGGGCCGCTGTTACCTTATTGGGAACGCCCTTTTGTCTGCCGCCGGTTTTCTTTCCAGCCGCCATCCTCGTCTACTTCCATCTACATCTAGACCGGCGCGGCCGGTCCTGCATCAAGTTCGCGTACGGCGCGGCTGTCATCAGGCTGTGTACTCAGTGATGCCAGCGTGGCCAGCGCCGTCAGTTCCCCAAATGCCGGAAATAGCACCGTTATAGGCGAACGGAACCGTGTAAGTGCTGTTCGTCGGGATAACGACGCTGAAATCGCTTGCCGAAGCAGTTCCGCCGCCGATGCGGATAAAGAGCGGATTAGCGTCGCTGTTGGAGATGACCGCGCCGATGCGGCTGCCATTGGCAGCCAAGAGGGTGGCACTGTTCGTGCTGCTCGCGACTGTCGTGACGGTGGCACGGGTTGCCACCATCATGGGAAGATTGGGCATTAGGCGTCGTCCCGCTCGATAAGTGCTACATAGTCCAGTGCGCTAAGGTCTGCGGATGAGGACTGGTAGATCGTCGAAACGGAAGGGGCAAAGCCGCCAAACAGGCTCAGCGAGTTCGTCCCTGGGTTTGTGATTTCGTAGACACTCACAAGGCGGTCGCCAGCCTGCACGCCGTTGACACCGATGCCGCCGGTTCCGTTCCTTCCGTTAAATGTCAAAAGCAAGTTCGCCATGTTTTGCAACCCTCTCGAACGGAACCGGCCGGGCATGCGAAAGCCCCACCTCCGGACAGTCGCGGTTTTCAACAGACGGCGTAGCGGGTTCGGCCATGAAAAAAGCCCGCTTGCGAGGTAGTCGCAATTCGGGCGCCAATTTCAGCCATAATTTGAAACGCGCCCATTTGTCAATAGCCCATCGCAACAAGGCCGGCTGCGCAGTGCTGCACGGCACGCCACCAATTGCCACCCTTGCGCCCGCCGATCATGCCGAGAAGGCTCGCGGCCTGCCTCTCATCGGGCGCACCATCCATCGCCGTCTGCTGGGCAAAGAAGATGAGCAGGACGCCGCGCGCGGTCTGGCCAAGGCGGCGGCGGAAGGCGGTGTGGCCTTCCAGCGCATCCAGCTCGTTGTCATGCAGCGGCGCGATATGCGCCGTCGATGTCTGCACACGCTCGCCGGTCCAGTTCGATCCCCGCGCATTGCCGGCCAGCAATTCCTCATTGGCGATGTAGCGCTCCAGCGCCCAGGCTTCCTCGTCGGTCAGCAACAGATCGAGCGGGGTAAGCATTCCCGCAAGCTCATGGCGGCGTTCCTCCAGCCATTCAGCGGCTTTCTCGCCATCCAGCCATTCGGGCGCGGCCAGCATCTGCTGGCGCACGGCGCGCGGGGTGAGCGGGGTGGCGATGCGATGCCGGGGCACGGGGTGGTTCGCGGTGCCGATGTTGTCCACGATGGTGCGGCGGGTGAGGGTGATGGTCATGGGCGCTCCATTGCTGTCCTCGCCCGAACGGGCATAAGCTTCACCTCGCCCCGCGCAATCGCCTCGCATTCCTCCAGCGATGGCCCGCCCACGCGGTTGATCGCGGTGAACACCTCGCGGGCGCGGCCGCTCATGCAGCATTCCCCATCCTGAAATATCTGGCAGCAGCCATCCGCCATGGCGTCGGCGGCGGCTTCGAGGATGGTCAGCGGCGTGGGTTTGGGCTTGGTCATGGGCATCTCCGTTCGCGGTTCTTGTTGTCCTTCAGCAGTGGGCCTGCCGG